GTAGCCATTAGCACTTGCCCACCTGCAGATCCTTTTGCATTAGTTGACATTCCAACAGGTTGTTGTTGAGTTGAGTCTACTAAGTTAGGATTAGATGGTGGTGGTGGGCTTGGAAGGCTTTGACCTTGAAGTCCCGGAGGTGGCCCTGTAGGAGCTTGAGGCATTTCTTGTGGAAGAGGTTGTTGCCCAGGAGGCATCATTCCAGATTGCTGTGCAGCCATGTCAGACATTTGCTGACCTTGTTGTTGCTGCTGTTGTTGTTGGAATTCCCCAATTAAATCTTTACCTTGCTCGTAAGCAGTAAACACATCCAAGATACTTCCTGGAAATCCTGATTGACGAGCCTTAGATAAAAGCTCCCTACGAGTTTGGTTATCTAACATAATTTAAAAGTTTAAGACAAGAACTTAAGCTTGTATTTAGCAGAGTTCAATGTAGCTTTTACATTGTCTAATTCGTTATCAATTTCAGAAAAAGAGTTAACGTCTTGTATGTCTGAAATTTTACCGTGAAGCTCATCAATATACACAAGTGCCTCTTTAACACTTGACATTGCAGGTGCACATACGTATGAAGGCATATCTGCAGGATACTTTGGAATTTCTCCAGTTGCTCCTTGATAGCTTTCAGCAATTCCGTCTGCCAGGTCAGGAAGAGCATCATATAATTCGTTTAATGCTTTGTGTGCTGCATAACTTCCAGGACCTGTTACAGTTAAATGAAGGATGTGAAACTTAAGTGCTGCATCTAGCATCTCCACAACTAAGCCTGGAATGCTTGATTTCTTTTTTGAATCTTTTAGTTTGTCAAGGTATCCCATTATTGTGGAGTATTATTTATGGTTTGTGATTTAGCATCAATTGCTTTTTCTTTGATTGCTAGATCTTGTTGTTTAAGTTGAAAGTCTTGCATCATTTTTTGAAGATTAGTTGATGCATTTTGTTCTGCAGTTTCTGCTTGAATAAGAGCAACTTCAATTTCAACTTGACGGTCTTTTTCTTTATTAAGCTGCTCCATTTCCATGGCTTGCTGTCTAAGTTGCATATCTTGTTGTTTAGCTTCTTGCTCTGCTTGTTGCTGAGCTTGTTGTAATTGCTCTTGAGCTTTTTCAGCCTGCACAATTTTGTCTTTAATCTGACTTAAACTGTCTGATTCAAACATAGATATAGCTGCAGAAAGTGGAAGACCATTTTGAACTGCTGCCTGAGCTAGTCCTTCTATCTTTTGCTTTTTCTCAAGATCTTTACCTGCATCAGTTACAAAGATTCCGTATTCAGTTTCCATGTGAGTCATAGGGTCTACGTCTACGTTAGCTAGAGTATTGTCAGGCATAACGTACATTGCTTTCTTTCCTTTGGCCCAAGCCTCTTTAGAGTAATCAAGTAATCCACGTAACTCTCTTTCTTCAAAATAGCTAAACTTACGGAAGATGTCTTCTGTAATGTGAGAAGACTGTACGATAGATTGTTGAGATGTAGACTTACCTTCGTAAGTTCCCATTTGTCCCTGACGTTGTCTTGTTACCCCACTTACTTTTTCCCACTCAACCATGATAGATTCTAAGAGGGTAAGGTATTGAGAGATTGTCTTGATAGACATGTCAAGTACTGATTGGTGCTGAGGAGATAATTGAATTCCTTCTTTGTTGTAGTCAACCCAAGCAATACCTGTACCTTCTACATAGTACATAAACTTGTCCATGTCCCAGTTCTTTGGGATCATGTTAATATCGAACTGAGCTATAATATCTTTTGATCTAGCTATAGCTAATTCGAGACGGTATTTATAAATGTTGTAATTTAGCTGGTATGGAATACCTAAAGTTACAAGAGATATGTTTTGGGAATTAATATCAGAATACTTTCTTCCGTTAATTGGAAGTTTGCAAATGGACGGATTGTCTAAGCTGTTTCTTTGGTTTAAGCATGGACGAATATTAAGATAGAATCTTCTATCGATACGAGTACCCTCCCAAACTTCGTTTACCCACTCCCACTCCATCTTTGCACCTAATTCTTTTAACTCTGGAGTTAACTTGTATCCTTCTGCCACGTCAAATGTTTCTTCACTCCCTGTTTCAGGATCCATGTAAGTAACAAAACCTATTCTTTTACGAGATTTCCAATATACTTGTACTACTTCTGTAAGACGGTTACGGTAGATATTGTCATCTGCTCCTGATGCTTCTGAACGATACAAAAGGTATGCTTCTGCAGAAGTATGAGTAGGATTTTCTAATTCTAAAATTTGATCATCTGATAAAAACTCTCCATATACATCTACTACTGTAGAGGCATGTGAAAATCTTCTGATAATTGACCAATCTCCATCTTCTACAAAGTCAATGTCTGGATCTTTATCGTAGTCAACATCCAATGGGTTAACTACATCGTAGAAAGGTTCGTTACGACGTACACCCTTGTGTGAGTAACATTCTCCTGTTACCAAGAAGTGGAACCATTGCTTTTGTAACTTGTCATATATTTCATTGAAATACATAATGTAGTTAAGGGCAGCTTGTCCACTGATTGCTCTTTGGTCTACGTAACTTCTGTTAAACTCTTCTTGAATTTGCTTTGGAAGTGGTGGCTCTTCTTGCCCTTCTGGCATTTCCATTTCACCTTGTCTAGCAAGTTCTTGAATAAAGTGTGATTTAACATTTTGAAGTAGAAGATTTTTAAGAGCTTCTTCTTTTAAACTTACAGAGTCTGCATTTTGAACTGTAACTGTGTATTCTAAAGGACGTTTAGATTTTTCTCCTAGCAATAAATCAATGATTGGCTTAATGATAGGGTAGTTTCTCATCTTAGACGGAAAGTTCTTTCGAGTTTTTCCGTACGGCTTAAGTACATAGTTGTAATCCTCTTCGTCGATTACTCCATTGTAATAATCGTACAGAGATTTAAGGTAGCTGCGACGTTCACTTATACCAAATTTGGATAAGTTGATGAATGCATCTACACAATCCTTTCTCCACTTGTCATCCTTCTGGGTGAGTGGAATTCGTTGTTTAGGTATATGGGCTTGTCCGTACATTAATACAAAATTAGGTTCGAAAAATCAGACAAGCTAAATTAATCTATTTTTTCCTTCGTTGTTATATTTATCCCACTTTATTCGTAGTTTTTATCAAACCAGTCATTTGTGGAGTTATCTCTGTCATCTAGCTTTAGCTCTTTGTTGTATAATTCCCTGGTGTGGTACATCCCAATCATAAGTGCCATGGCTCGGTCAAAGTTACCAGTTCTGTTAAACTTAATCAATTCTAGCAAGAGAGCTGGGTCATAAATTTTGTGCATATTGAGAGTCATCTCTCCATCCTCGTTGGTACCTCTACCGCTAACTAACCAATCTCTGATGTATAATTCACCTTGAGCTTTACGTTGCTCGGTCATGTGCATACCGTACTGTCGTTTTACCGTTTTGCTTCTAAGCTCTCTTTTATCCAGCATTTCGAACTCTTCTTGTAAGATATGCATTTTTCTGAACCTTTTAGCATAGGCAATAACTTCTCCTCGGTCATTTTCAAAACCAATTTTTGCATTGTAGTATTCAGCCAGCATAAATAAATTTCTATTGTATTCATCTTGTGACTGCGGTCTTCCGACATACGAAGCCACAATAATATCATCAGGTTTAGAAACATTGTTCGGAACTTTGATGACATAAGCAGCACCCAAAGATGTAGCCGATGCAGATTTTCCTTGAGCATATGGGTCATGGCATACTACGTATAAATTTTTTGGAATGTATTCTTCAACTTCAGTTCTGTATGGGGCTTCGTAGATTACCACTCCCCCAGTTAAGTTATCATCTTTCCTGTGTGGGAATTTGACAATAGGTTTAAGATTTGCATCAGGTCTAAACTTAACTTTACCTGCAGAATCGTATAGCATTTCCCCAATTACTCCGATCTTCTCTAAACCGTTTGCAATTACACGATTATATTGCTCTTTTAATGAAGCAGTGTCAAATGTATTTGCAGTAACTTGAAGTGTAGCCTCTTGTGGGGTAAATGGCATCTCTGCAATGTACTGGTCAAAAGCTTTTGGGTCGTTACCTTTCTTTTTCTTTTCTCTTTGAGCTTCTTCATAGGCCATTGCCTCATCAATCAAACTGTTTCCATCTTTATCGATGAATCCATCTAAGTTTTTGTAGATTGGGACAAAATATCCACACTGAGTACCCATGGCCCCAGCATCCCAGTCGTTATCAAATGAAAGACAGTCATAAGCTTCGGGGTGATAGAACAATTCTTCCATACCTTCAAAGCCTGGCCCCTCTTCTCCACCTGTTCCAAAGGCAACCATTGTACCAAGTGTTTTAGATCCTTGTCTCATTGTAGGCATGGCTATCTCCCAAGCTTTTAAAAGTCCTGAGAATGAACCTGCTTCTTCAAAAAAGATTAGTTCACCTGCTTTACCACGGATTTTGTCTGGATCATCCTTTAAGCTGACTCCAATTATTTGTGATTTAAATCCAAGAGTTACATCGGCCCCGTTTACATTCTTCTTGTACCCAGATTGCTTGTGCATCTCTCGGTCAATCAAACGTGGTTGGGTCCAAGCTGTGTTATCGTCTACAAATGATACAATGTCCCAAGCTTTTGAGAGCATTCCATCCCCAGTTAAATACTGTTTGTCAGAAGCGAATACAAAATTCTTAGAATTACGAATATGGAAGTAATTACGGCAGAGCATAGCTGCAGCTTTGTAGGAGAATCCTTTTCGACGGGCTTTAAGGACGACAAGATGCTTGTTGTCTCTACGTGCTTTGTCGACTGAGCTGAAGTATTCGTGGTCCCCGTCATAAAATGCTGGAAAGCTTCGGTCACGTCGTGATATAATCTCACCATCAGGTTGTTCTTCATCTATAATTCTATCTATTGGGCAATAATTTAAGTAAAAGTAGTGGAATCCAGAAATCTTTACCCCATTAACCTCGTACCCGTGCATGCACCTGAACTGCTCGGTATCCCAGTACTCATAGTATTGCTTTGTTCCAGGTAAAGCAGCAGTATAAAAGTCATGCTCAATGTAATGGGCAGCGGCCGGGGCAAATAAATGGGTGTCTTTAAGCTTACTCACTGTACTTGTTTGTTTTTACCCCTGCTCTGTTAGGGTTATCTTTAGCTTGTTGTTTTTGAACTAGTTCTTCTAGCCTGTCTAAGCCTTCTACAACCTCCCCAACCTTAGATAAATTAGCAACTAAGTCTTTTGCTTGGTAAAGAAGCTTACCATGTGCATCCATAGCAGTTAAGTCAATGTTTTGAAAGTATTTCTCAAGCTTGTTTACGGAAGATCTAGCTGCTTTTAATAGTTTTATCCCGTGGGTTTCTGATAACTCTTGGTATTTTTTTACGGCCCCTGCTAATTTTGGGTTGACTTTTACTTTTAAGTCTTCTTCTAGTTTTGCTTGACGTTCTTCGTCGTCATATGCAGAGTAACTTGATCTGTGGTCAGCATAAAAGAAGACAAAGCTTAGCTCTTTGATAGATAGTTTCTCAAATTCCGAGATTGTCATAGCATACACTGATGGTATGACTAAGTTATTATTTACCGTTAGCAAGTCTTTCATTTTTCTTTCTTGTTAGCTCATTTAGGTAAGCAATTCGTGTCTTTTTTGCATGAAATTTTCCAAAATATGGAAGCCTTACAGATTGAAAGTTGCCATCTTTCATGATTTTGGCTGTATACTTAAACTGATGGTAGATAATCTCCTCTATCTTGGCAAGTGGTAAGTTAAACTTGTTTGCAAGTTTTTGGATAATTATTTTCTCCTTCATTTAGTCAAGTTTATTTTCTTCCCATTTTTTCCAACTACATATCTATCCCATCTTTGAGGATTATCTGGACAAGTGCTTGAAGCCCATTTAGCTTTTGTTTCTACAAAGCAGCCACATAAGCCACATTGTTTATTATCTACTAAATTTGGGCAAGAGTTACAAGCTTCTAATCTTTTTTCATACTTTTGACTTGTAACATGCTCGGCACCTGTGGCTACGTGTGTAGCAACTGCAGACATTAAGTTTTTTGCCATTTGAAATTTACTCGGTAGTTTGCTCATCTTCAAAAATTATTTCAAGTAATTCTACTTTCCCTTTTCCGTTTTGTACAACCCCTAATCTTATAGAATCCATGTAGAAGTACGTAACTACTTTGCTACTGGTTACTATTGTTGGGATCATACAGGCAGTATGTTGATTTGTACCTGCTCTTTTTTAAGTAATGGGGAAAGTTCATACCCATTTTTAGTTTGTACAATAGCTCCTTTGTCCTTCAATCTTTTAACATAATTGTTTAAAGTATTGTGGTCTTTAATTTCCATAAGCTCTGCTATCTTTTTCTTGTTAGCAGGAGAACATAGGTTAACAGTCTCACTGTTGTCAATGAAGCTAGCTAGAATTCTAAGCTCTGTGTCTGTTAATTCTAGAATTCCATTAAACACTTGTAAGAATTTTAACGTAGTGTCTGTTTTAATATTAAACTTCCTCATCGTCTTCTTTAAGTTTGATTAGTTGGATTTTTGCACGACCATCTACGATGTGCACTTTGCAAGTTTTAGAGTAACTATTAAACTCCTCAAGATGTTCGTCAATATTTTCTCGTGTAACCAAGAAAGTAAGAAATACTTCAATCTCTTTAGTAGCTTGAAGTATATCTTTCTTTAATGATTGGAGATTTGGGGAAGCATCTCTAAGAGCATGATAGTCCTCTAGTGATAGAGTGACTGTTCCGTTCATTACATTACCCCTAATACAGCCATTGACTCGTTAATCATAACATAGTCATTGCCATTAATTTCAATGATTACTCCGTCACTTGCTGGGTGGATGTATACAACATCTCCAGGCTTGCATTTGCAATCTGGTCCTGCAGCTAGTACAGGAAGTACGTTAGAACGAAGTGCAGATGCTGATTTTTCTGACAGGATGATACCTGCATCAGTTACTTTTTTGTCCGGCTTTGGGACTACCAACCAATCACGGGTTGGTTTAAAATTAAAATTTTCCATTTGTTATTAGTTTGCTTGATGCAAATATAACAAGGAATCTTATATAACCAAATCTTTTACTTAAAAACTGCAACTATAGTAGTGGCAATGAATAGAGAAGTAGTGAATACAAATACTCCTGTTGAAATCTTATAAGTACGTAATTCCTCTTTGGTATTATCAAGGTTAAGATTTAAGTTGTCGACATCTAGCTGTAGTGTCCCAATCTTCTCAAGGTTTATTTTATTTGAATCTACCGATTTAACATATGAGTTAGTTAATGTCTTGATTGCTAAGTCTTTATCGGCTAATCTTATTTCATAAGAATTAATGTTTTGATTTAGTAGGAATTCACTTTTCTTACAAGCATCTAGGTTTACTAATGCCTTAAGCAGTAGCTCCTCTTGCTTAGTTGTAAAGAATACTCCAGCTTGGCTGTTGTAATTAATCCTTTGGGGAGTAAGTTGCCCATAGCTGATCACGTTCATCGTTATCAGCACTAGAAATACGACCAATGACTTCATCTCTGTCTTTTTTTATGTTAATGATTAGGTGTGCATTTGCAAGTATCTTGTATTTGTTGATACTATCGTGATAAGCTAGACTATCTACAATG